CAAGTGTATGATTATACCTCATCAACTAATCCACAATTACTAAACGATTTATTGATACCTTTTTCATATTATTATAAGAAGAATGCTGGAAAACCGTTTGAAGTTTTAATTAATAACTCATATGATAAATGGTTAATTGTAAATAATGCCCATCCTGGGTATGATGCTATTCCGATAATTCCGACAATTTCTGATTTTACTGAAATTAAAGGTGTATATATTACCTCCCAATTTCCAGATGCTTATAAAAGTCCACCTGATAATATCCAAACCTTTAAGGATTCATTAATTATAAGAATTAAAGCCATATTAACCCCTTTAGTATCAAACCTTAATTTAATGTGCAATTTATGGTCTCACCCAAATATTAAAATAACTCCTGGTATAATCAATATTAATAATACAAATGCAACCAATACTGAAATTAATCAATTGAAAGGTAAATTTAATACACACGGGTTTATTTTAAGAATACTTGCTTCATTTCCTATGATATTTTTGGAAGTGCTAAATAATACGCGTAAATCGTGGATTACAAAGATGCATGAAAATACAATTCCGACTAAAGAATATTTCATTTATGGTGGAGTGAAACGTAAAATAGATTCTTTGGATAATACATACACTCCATCGCACAAAATCAACCGACCCGATAAACATCATGATATTATCGACGATATTGTTAACTTATATTCCGATTCGGAAAATCCTACACTTGATTTATATTTACAACTACACACAGATTTTATAGATATTATAGAAAAAATTGGAATAAACTATTTGTTAAATAACATAAATAATTCAAATAGTGTTTTTAATCTGAAGGCCAATTTTATTAATTTAATTATACATTACCAACGTCTATTTTGTATTCACCCAAAATACGTACAATTAAACGGGGCCACGATTTGGATAGAACAATCTACTGATAATGTAGATAATGTAAACATTTTGAGCAATAAAGACAATATTAAATACAATAATTATTTTATTTATACTGCAGGAGAAAACACATCCTACCCCAAAGAGGTTGACAAATTTAAAAAATTTGAAGAAATGCTTACTACAACTACAACAGAGATTATTCGAATTATAACGATGTTAAATGATATAAGAGATAAATTTAACAACGTATTTCGTACATCTCGTGTAGATTGTAGTGAAACGTATACTTCGGTAATAAATGAGAAAACTAACATTCCAACGAATCAATGCAATATTAAATCTATATTTACAAAGGTGCTATTAAATAATACAATTAATATGATAACCAAAAACCACCCGCAAAAGTGCACTTCAAAGTGTAAAGGTATTTTACAAAAACTTATAAATATAAATTTATTACATACTTGGGTGCCACCAAACAATGAAAACAACGATGTCAAACAAATTAAAAAGGGGGGAACTTTTTCCAATGATAAAACAATTAAATATCGCATAAACAAAAAAAAACATCAAACAAGAAAAAAACGCACGGGTTCTACAAAAAAGAAAAAACACACAAAACAACGAAGCCAAACAAAACGCAATTAATCGCGATCACCTGAATACAAGCTAAATATATTATATAACGAAATATAATATGTTTATAATTTTATGACCTTTATGATTTTAGAATACAAATACTAATAACACGAACTCGAATAATGAGTTGATATCTAATCATTTAATTAGAATAAGCCAGACCACCCATACCACTCATGATGCGAAGCACGTTGTAGTTGGTTGCGTACACACGAACCTTTGCGGTGTTGGTTCCCTGGACGGTTGCGTTGGAAAGAACCAGCTGAAGAGTGGCATTATCAATTCGGGAGAAATTGCAAGTTCCGGATGGCTGATGTTCCTCAGGGCGAAGAGCAAAGGAGTAGACGTTGATACCTTCATCAGGATTGCGGGTATGGCACTGGTAAGGCTGGACGAGGGAGAAGTAAGTTCCTTCACGTTCAGAGAAACGGTCCTGTCCGTTAAGTTGCAACTTGGCGGTAACAACCGGGTTCTGTCCCCAACAATGCATGTCAAGAGATGTTTCAGTTAACACGAAGGTACCCGCATCAGAAACAGCGGATTCTCCGTATAAACCCGTCTGATTGAATGCTCCTCCAGGAACCTCATTACCACTTGGGGCAAAATTTGTTTGGGTGTATCCACCATACATTTCAGGATTTCCCCAATATCCAGAAATCGCAACATCGTCAGCGCCAGCATCGTTGAAAAGACCATTTGAGTCGATGTAAGCACTACTTGTAGCAGCAATCGAATTAGGACCTCCGAATGAGTGGATTGCGTTTGGAAGAGCATCAACCGAGTCGGTGTAGTTAAATGGCTGAGCACCTAACACACGGAACAGCTTATTTTCGCAAGTGAGAGAAGAGCAATAATCTACGTTCTGGTCAGGCTGAACAACCCAGATAAGTTCCTTTACAGGGTGATTGAAATTCAACTTAATCTTGTTGGAAGATGAACCAACAGATTCATCGCCTGTGAATTGAAGCTGAGTAATTAAATACTCATGAGGGTTTTGTGCCATTCTTCGTCTTTCATCAGTATCTAAAAAGACATAGTCAACGTATAAGGACGCAGCAACTAATGACTGATTGTATGCGATGGAAGCAGGAACCGACTTGCCTCCGGCGTGTGCAGCACCAGCACCGCAACTTAACGAGGTGACTGCCCACAAGCATTCGTCAATTGGGCGAATATCAAGATTGATTTTCACTTCGTGGTATTGAAGGGCAATTAATGGAAGTGCAAGTCCAGGATTGGTGCAGAACCAAAATTGAAGAGGAATGTATAGAGTAGTTTCAGGAAGAGCTTTTCTTGGGGCACACACTTGACGAGGAGCCTGTGAATCGCAAGGACCATCGATATCAGAAAAGGATGGATCGGTAATGAAGGTAAGTTGGGTGGTGTTTCCAACCATCTTAAAATATCCACGCTGTTGTTCGCTTGATAGAGTCAGTTGGTTCCAGATATGCATCCAGTCACCATATTGGCGATCAATTCGCTGTCCACCGATTTCAACCTCAACTTGTGCGATTAGCTGTTCTCCAGGGAAATCAAGCCAACGAGCATACACTCCTTCGTTAAAACTAGCGTTTGGACTTCCCATACTTTGGTTAATTTCAGGAAGAGTCACCTGCAAATAAGTTCTAAAAGCAAGATCTCCATTTCTACTAATCACACACTGAACACGGCGACCAAAATCAGCCTGTCCGTTAAATGTTTGTTCAATCGATTCGATTGAAAAGTTAGTGTATCTGCGATATGTGACTTTCCAAAACGTAATTTGAGGGTTTCCAGTAAGATAAACATCTTGAGCACCATAAGCAACCAATTGCATTAAACCGCCTGCCATTCTTTTATACTATTCCTAAAGAAAAAAAAATAAATAAACTAATTTAAATTAAATTATATATTAATTGAACGTTTCCAATTATTTATTTTCAGTATTTACCCTAAATTTGTTGTAATGAATGTGTTTAGGTAAGATTCGGTCAGGTATTTTTTATTATTTTTGTGTTTTTTGACAAATACATATGTATCCTTCCTTTTTTTAATCGTCCATCCATCGTTGAGAGCGTTATGGATTAAAACCATTTTTTGTATTTGAACCTTATCAGGTGTTTCAAGGTGTTCATTATGATGAATATTCAGGGATTGTTCCATCTATAAAATATAGAAAATAAACAATATATTTAAACCAAAATGTTAATTATTTATATTAAAAATTAAATAAACAATATATTTAATTAAATACTAATAATGCCTACATTCAAACCTAAGACGATTAAAAAAATAAAAATCAATAAAATGGATAATATTACATTAGATGGGAAGCATAAGGATTTTTTACAAGAGTTTTTAATTGATGAAACCAATAATATTCCAACCCTATTGACGGAAAAAGGCAAATTAAAAGAACAGCTTAAATGTTTACGTGAAACGGGTTCTTCTTCCGAAAATAAGATTGAAATGCAACTAGAAATACAAGACAAGCTAAATGATATATGTCAAAGTATACGAGACATTAAAAATAAAAAAAAAGATTATTATTTGAATAATTCTAAATATATATTTGATTATTTTGAAAATAAAAAAAATATAGAAACGATTACTCTAAATAAAAATAAAATGTTGTATTCCTTTTTTAAAATCGACGATGATGAGAAACCGAATGAAACTAAGGGAAATAATATAGTGAAACAATATTTAAATAATATCGATAAGACGTTCATAGATATGACATTTTTTACGTATCAATCGGATATTTGTAAATATTGTTATAAAGGGGAATTAATTCCTTTAGAGGATGAAGGTATGCTTATTTGTAATTTATGTTCTCGCACAATTCAATATTTAATTGAGAATGAAAAACCTTCCTACAAAGAGCCTCCAAAGGAAATATGTTTTTATGCTTATAAACGCATTAATCATTTTAAAGAAATTATCTCGCAATTTCAGGGCAAAGAAACCACCCAAATAGATAAAGAGGTAATCGAAAATATTAAACAACAAATTAAAAAAGAGCGGATCAATTTGTCGCAAATCACAAATGTCAAGACAAAGGAAATATTGAAAAAATTAGGTTATAATAAATATTACGAGCATATTCCTTTTATTAAAAATAAACTTGGAATAAAACCACCGGTTATGTCGCAAGACCTAGAAGAAAAATTATGCAATTTATTCATAGAATTGCAGTATCCTTATTCTAAATTTTGTCCCAATTACAGAGTTAATTTTTTAAACTATTACTACACCGCATATAAATTATGTGAATTATTGGGTAAGACCCAATACCTTGAGCATTTTCCGATGTTGAAAGACGTCGAAAAACGTATCGAACAAGATACGATTTGGAAACAAATATGTGAAGAATTAAACTGGGAGTATATTCCTACATTATAGTAAATAGGTTATTGTAAACGGGGAATTTACATTGGGAAACCGACCATATTTGCACCAATACCAAATCCAGCACCGGCTCTTGCTGAAACAGCCACCGATGGGAGATATGTGTCGAGGATGGAAAATGTTGCGGCGGCAGTTAATGCAATAAATGAAATCTCATCCACATTTAATGACCGCTGTGGCACGGCATAGCAAACAATCGCTATCATTAAACCTTGAATTAAATATTTAATAATTCGCTTCAATAATTCTCCTACATTAACTAAATTATTCATTATAATAAATAAAAAGAAAAAATATTAATTAATTGTAAAAAACTTAAATACTAATTAATTATATTAAATAATGCCTAAACAATCAAAGTTTGCGATAAAGGAGAATGAATCAAAAAAATCAGATTTGCCTAAATATGTAGATTTATTGGAAGAAGATAAGCCGATCGCATCCCAAAAATTTGTGTGTATTTCGTTTGTGTCCCCCGAAAATATATTAAAGAACAAGCAAATGTTCTTTTTTGAAGAATTTTTAAAGAAGTATGAATTTAATAAATCGATGGAAAAATTCATACAATTCTTAAATTTTGTATCCTACAAATATAATGTAAAATTTGAAGACCTCACAACAGATTTCACAGAATTTGTAAAAGAAGAGCAAAAGGCATTAGGGTCGATTCGTATTGAGGATGAATATAAAACATTTTTGGATAAGAATGAGGAAGAATTAGAAAAGGTATTCAGCATTCGAAACAATTTTCAAACAAGTACCCGCGGGTTAAAGGTAAGAGGAGTATTCCCTACATTAGGTGAGGCCGAATTGAGATGTAAAATGTTGCGCGAGATGGACCCAAACCATGATGTCTTTGTTGGTCCGGTTGGATTATGGATGCCGTGGGACCCAGAAGCATATAAGACGGGAAGAGTTGAATATTTGGAGCAAGAATTAAATCAGCTCATGCAAGAAAAACAAAAGAACGAAATCAACGCTAAAAATACATTCGACCAGAGAGTCAAGGAAACACGCCAAAATGCAATTAATGAAAATATTAAATTGGCTGAAAAAAGCGGAAATAAGTTAACGCAAAGTGTGGATGAAAACGGAAACCTGATTGGAGTGAATAATTTGAATACGCAAGAAAATTTCCTCACTACAAATAATGAAATCTCAAGTGCGGATATTCACAGAGAATTATTTGAAGGAAACACCGTCGTAATGAATAAAAAAGATACGAATGAAAGTAGTAATAAATCAGATGCATTCACTATATAAATTCCAATACCAATAAAAATAATTAATTATTAAATATGACTACTTTTCGTAACGAGTCATATTTAATTGAAAAGAATGTAGATAATGGTTAAAATTTTAAAGAACATGTTAATTTTAAATATCAGTGATAACATATACCTGGTGTAGAAATTATTATTTCACAAAATTACCATTTTGTCGTTTTTTTAACGTTTATTTTCGGTCCTTGTCCTCGTTTACGAACGTTGTTGGGGTCGTATTTTTCATCATCTTCATCATCGGAGGTGATTCCTTTTGATAATTCCCAAAATTCTTTGCTCCCCAATTTAAAATCGTTATGATTTTCTGCCTTATACCAAAATACTTGGTCTTGCAATTTATTTGATTTTACGTTGTTGTTTATAACGAGACATTCATAATTTTCGGTACACTGGTCCATGACTTGACAAAACGCCTCAAACGTTGGAAACATACCAGCATAATTTTCATAAATTCTCTTTCTATTTGCGATGTAAGGTTCTCTTAAAATAAATACAAAATCAATATTTGTTCGTAGTGTGGGAGGAACACCAAGTGGGTATTGCATGGTAATAATTAACATTACTTTCCAATGACGCCCATTTAAAAATAAAAGTCGCATCATTTTATCGCGCGACCAAGAATTATCATAGAGACAATCATCCATAATAACAAATGTTCTAGGATCAATATTGCTTTTTCGATAAAGCTCATGTTCTTTTTTTATTTGTTTTAATACACTACGCTGACGTTTTAATATATTTTCAACAATCACAGTATTGTATTCATTATGTATAAATAGTTTAGGCACCATTTTACCGTAAAACCCATTCCCTTCTTCCGTTCCAGAGATAACTGTTCCAATCGGTATATCTTGCTGATAATATAAAAGGTCTCGCACTAAAAACGATTTGCCTGTATCTCGCCTTCCTATTAAAAAAACAACAGGACCTTTCGTATCGGCCGCCTTAAAGGAAATGCTTTTCATATCAAATTTTTTGAGTTCTAACGACATTTCTATAAATAAAGGAAATATTAATTTTTCAATTACGCAACATTTAGTGTTATTAGTTCAAAATATACAATAAATATATAGGTAAAACCTAAATAATGAGTGTTAATTACCATAAACGGAAAAACGAATCATTGTTTAAGCAATTTAATGACATCGAATCGCTCCATATAGTAAACCCTCAAAATTACAATCCCATTTATAAACGATTGTTTTTACTTAACAATACAAATTATAACAGTATTAATTTGAATCACGAATGGTACCTATCAACCATTCACGACGACGATAATAATACTTCACATAATATTTATGAATGTCAAATCAAACACGCGATAACAAAAAAAACGAAAACCAAAGACGTGTTTTTTAAATTTGCCCCATTGTTGGATCCTTTCAAATATTTAACAGGAAAATATGACATCAACGAACCAACATTATTTAATTTGCCATCTGACCCATACGAACCCCTTGTTTGCCATAAAAAAATTGAGGGCGCCAATAATTGTTCTTACATTGACAGTTTTTTTTCCTTTTTATCAAATACATTAATACAATTCCACTCCTTTATCCACGGGGTTGAATTTTATGGGTCTTTTTTAGGCATTAAACATAATTATATTTTAAATCTAGAAGACGACATTGAATACATAATCGATAACCCTTTTTTTAAAAAACACACCAATTCATTATTTTCAATTAAATATAATGACGATGAATACCCAGTACAAAAACCCAAATTAAACATCCATTTGAACGAAGATATTTCGTCTCATAATTTGTCTATAAAATCAATTCATCAAGTTGATTTTGATAATCTTTTTGATGAATTAGAACCAGACAAAAACGATGTGTCCGACCCCGCCTCAGCACCAGCGCCGGCAAATTCTAATTATATTAATTTCGACGAATTGAAAGAATTGTCCATCGATTTGTTAAATATTACGCATAGTGACGAAATAGTAAAACAATCCACATCTTCGCATACTAGTTTTTCTTCAAGAACATCCAACACTTCAAATAGCGACGAAACGAATTCAATTACATCCGACCATACACACGAACACCTATCCAGCGATAGCGAAGAAACCGAAACAATTGACACTGGGTCAGATGAGACCAGCTATTTTGAGAATGACGTCCAGGCAACCCTTTTTAAATTTCCAGTTCAAATCATCTGTATGGAAAAATGCGAAGACACATTAGATTCATTCATATTGAATAATTCCATTTCAGAAGAAGAATGGTTCTCAATATTAATGCAAGTGATTATGATATTAATTGTATATCAACAAGCGTTCCATTTTACACATAATGATTTACACACAAACAATGTGATGTATTCAAAAACAGATATTAAATATGTTTATTATTTATACAAAAATACATACTATAAAGTCCCGACATTTGGAAAAATCTTTAAA